TTTTTAGAGCCAAAACAGAGTGTATTGATACAACCTTTTTGCAGACGCGAGATTTAGAGACGAGCGAACGATAGTAGAAATAGTTTTTAATTGTATTGATACACTCTGTTATGGTCTAGAAATCATACTATAGGGAATTTGGGCCGCTATGTACGCGGTTGCGCAGCTCGATCTAGAATAGAAAGAACATAGAAACCTGGGGTATTTGCATGCCATTCCAAAAAGGTGTGAAGCCGGAAGGCTCTGGGCGCAAAAAAGGTAGCCAGAACAAGCGCAACATTCAACGGCAAGAGATCTTTGACCGGATCGTCGAGAAGCATGGTGACCCACTCGAGGCACTGGCTGAGATGGCCTTTGACCCGAACCACGACCTGCTGGTCCGCAAAGACTGCCTCAAGGAGCTGGTGCAGTATGGCCACGCCAAGAAGAAGTCGGTCGAGATTACCGGACCTGATGGCGGTCCCATCGAGGCGCGGCTCGAGCTGGTCGGCCAGATCACCGACCTCATCGGCAAGCTGAACGCTGGCGGCAAATGATCCTTTCTAAGGCCGAGCTAACCACCATCCAGTCCAACCTTTCGGTGCTGGAGCTGGAGGACCTTGCCCATATCGCCTGGAAGCTGAAGTGGAAAGCAACGGCTCGTGAGCAGCAGATCACGCCGCCTGGTGATTGGGGCATCTGGTTGATCTTGGCGGGTCGTGGCTTTGGCAAGACCAGGACAGGAGCCGAGGACATCGGGAACTATGCTGCGGACAATCCTGGGGTTCGCTGTGGAGTTATTGCACCAACGTCTGCTGACATTAGGGGCGTTTGCTTTGAGGGTGACTCGGGACTCATGGGGGTCATCCCTCATTACCTGATTGACAACTACAACAGGTCCATCGGCGAGATCACCCTGAAGAACGGGTCATCGATCCGCGGCTTCTCAGCCGAAGAGCCCAGTCGTTTGCGCGGTCCCCAGTTCCACCGCGTTTGGTGCGATGAGCTGGCTGCTTGGCAGTACTGCGAAGAGACCTGGGACATGATGCGGTTCGGTCTTCGCTTGGGCGACGATCCACGGGTCATCATCACCACGACTCCAAAGCCCATCGAGCTAGTCCGTAAGCTGTTGAAGGATGCTGAGAAAAAGAACAGCCGCGTCATCGTTACCAGGGGATCTACCTATGACAATGCAGCGAACCTCGCAAAGTCCTTCCTTGCTGAAATCACACAGTACGAAGGCACGCAGCTCGGACGACAAGAGATCCATGCCGAGGTTATTGATCCCGAAGAGACCGGCATCATCAAGCGAAGTTGGTTCAAGCTCTGGCCAGCCGATAAGCCTTTGCCCGCCCTTGACTACATCGTCATGAGCCTTGACACGGCGTTCACGGAGAAGTCCGTCGACCGCAAGAGCCACGATCCAGATCCAACCGCGTGCTCGGTCTGGGGCGTCTTCCGCCACGAAAAGAAGCCAGCCTTCCTGCTGCTTGACTGCTGGCAAGACCACCTTGGACTGCCGGCCCTGATCGAACGGGTCAAAAAGGAATGGCAGGTCAGGTACGGCGACGAGGACTTCAGGCCGATAATCAAGCCCCTGGTCGGGCCAAAACAGTCCATGTTCGGCGGTAAAGCCCCAGACCTAATGATCATCGAGGACAAGGGATCTGGTATTAGCCTGCGCCAGATGCTGGCCCGTGAGGACATCCTGGCATACCCATACAATCCGGGCCGCGCGGATAAGCTGCAACGGCTCCACGCGGTATCGCATTTATTTGCACACGGATTTGTTTGGGTTGTAGAATCTGATAAACGGCCTGGGAATCCACGTTCCTGGGCTGACCCATTAATCTCGCAGCTGTGCAGTTTCCACGGTGAAGGCTCAATTAAGCATGACGACTTTGTTGATTCGACGACTCAAGCACTCAGGTTGCTTGCCGATCGCAATAGTCTCTCAGTCACCAGGAAAGTGCCAGACAAAATTGAACGGGACAGCAGGCCGAAGCTTGTGAACCCTTACGCGATCTAACCGGAGCACTGAATGGCTGAAAACGAACAAGAATACGGGGAGATGTACGAGGTCGAAGATGACTCCAAGGTCCGTGACACCGAAGACGGTGGCGCGATGGTCACGCTCGATGACTCGCCCACTCCAGCCGAATCCGAGTTCTACGCCAACCTGGCCGAGACAATGCCGAGTTGGGAGCTGTCAAACCTAGGCTCCGAACTGTGTGACATCCTAGAAAAAGACAAAGAAGCACGCAAGAAGCGTGACGAGCAATACGAAGAAGGCCTGCGTCGAACAGGCCTTGGTGATGATGCCCCAGGCGGCGCGTCGTTCACCGGAGCCAGCAAGGTCGTGCACCCGATGCTGACTCAAGGATGCGTGGACTTCTCTGCCCGCGTCATGAAAGAACTCTTCCCACCTGACGGACCAGCCCGCGACAAAATCATCGGTGAAGTCACCCTTGAGAAACAGGAAAAAGCCGATCGCCTTGTCAAGTTCATGAACTGGCAGATGACTCAGCAGATGCCCGAGTTCAGGTCTGAGCTCGAGCAGTTGTCCACCCAGCTGCCTTTGGGCGGCGGCCAATATCTCAAGATCACTTGGGATCAAAACAAGAAGCGTCCTCTGCCCCAGTTCGTGGCCATTGACGACGTCTACCTGCCCTTTGCGGCAACGAACTTTTACTCAGCCGAGCGCAAGACTCATGTGCAATACATCACGCGCATTGAGTATCAGAAGCGTGTTGAGTCAGGCATGTACATGGACGTGGACCTCATGGCCAGTCCGCTGCCTCCTGACGAATCGAAGGCCGAGACCGCCAACAACAAGATCGAAGGCCGTCAGACCGACAGCTACAACATCGATGGCCTTCGCACCATCTTTGAGTGCTACATCATCCATGACTTCGGCGACGAGTATGGCCTGGCTCCGTACATCATCAGCCTGGATAAGGCAACTCAGTCGGTGCTGTCCATTTATCGCAACTGGGAAGAGGACGACGACACCAAGCAAGAGATGCAATGGATGGTTGAATTCCCATTCGTGCCTTGGCGTGGTGCTTACCCGATCGGCCTGACGCACATGATTGGCGGCCTAAGTGCCGCTGCAACAGGCGCTTTGCGGGCCTTGCTAGACTCTGCCCACATCAACAACTTCCCTGGCTTGCTGAAGCTTAAGTCAGGAACCGGCGGTCAGACAGACCGTGTTGATCCAACCGAGGTCAAGGAGATCGAAGGTTCGTTTGGTCAGGATGACATCCGCAAGATGCTCATGCCGATGCCTTACAACCCGCCAAGCCAAGTGCTGTTTGCGCTGCTCGGCTTCCTGGTTGACGCCAGCCAAAACGTTGTTCGCACCACGTTCGAAGAACTGGCAGACAGCAACGCCAATACGCCTGTTGGAACCACCTTGGCTCGCATTGAGCAAGGCATGGTGGTGTTCTCAGCGATCCACGCGCGCCTGCACGACTCCATGGGCCGTGTGCTGAAGCTGCTGTTCCGCCTGAACAAGACCTACCTGACCGAAGAAGAAGTCTACGACGAGACCGGCGAGCTGCTTGTCAAGCGCAGCGACTTTGAAGGCCCGATGAACGTCGTGCCTGTCAGCGATCCCAACATCTTCAGCGAAGCCCAACGGTTTGCCCAAGTGCAGGCCGTGATGCAGCGTGCCAAGGAGATGCCGCAGCTGTATGACCTCCGCAAGGTTGAGGTCATGTTCCTTGAGCGCTTGAAAGTGCCCCAAGGCAAGGACCTGCTGCTGCCTGCACCGAAGCCATTGGAGCTGAATGCAGTCAACGAGAATATCGCGATGACGATGCGCCGTCCTGTTGTGGCATTCCCTGAGCAGGATCACTTGGCTCACCTGCAGGTGCACCTGGACTTCTTGACCAATCCGATGTTCGGTGGCAACAAGGCCATTGGCCCCGCATTCGTGCCCATGATGCTTGACCACATCAAGGAGCACATGGTCCTTTGGTACGCGACTCAGATTTACCAGGAAGCTTCTGATGCTGCGCAAGTCGACATTGGCGAGATCCAAAAGGACGCGACCGTCGAAGAGAAGCAATCGCTTGACAAGCTGCTGGCAACGACTAGCCAGGTGGTGACCAAGCAAAGCCAAGAGGCCTTTGGTCAGATCCCCCAGATCATCGAGCAGGCTATCCAGACCTTGCAGCAGATGCAACCGCCGCCTCCGCAAGATCCGTCTGTCCAGATTGCCCAGCAGCAACTGCAGAATCAACAGGCCCGGGATCAAGCCAACGCCCAAAACGCGCAGGCCAAATTGGCCCAAGATGCCCAGCTCAAGCAGGCTGCAATGCAGCAACGCGGCCAAGAGAAGCAGATGGAGATCCAAGGTCGGATTCAAGAATTGCAGGCCGAACTCGAACGCGAGATCATGCGTCAGAGGGCCGAAGACGAACGCACTCGCGCCCAGATCCAAGCCCGCCTGGAGATGAACGAGTCCGACAACCAAACAGCCAAGCAGCTTGCGGCCCTCGAGGTTGCAACAGGCGAAAGAATCGGTGTCTCAACCGGCACTGGTATCAACCCCAATCCACGTTAAGGAGCAATCATGGTAGCAATCAGTCTACACAAACAGATGGCCATGGGTAAAGGTTACCCTAAGGCCAAGAAGATCGCCAGCGATCCTTCGCCCACCCCTGGTTTGCCCGACGCAAACTACAAAACCGTGCCCAAGATGAAGATCGAAAAGGTCCAAGGCGAAGGCAACGGTGGCACCAATAGCCAGCGTGGCCGTGGCCCCAACCTGATTTCCACAGTCATGGGTGGTCGCAGGTAAATGCTTGCAAAAATCATCTCGTCGATCCGAGCCGAGCAGCAGGCACTGGCAATTGAGGCCATCAAGGTGCAGCCAGCTGAAGGCAAAGACATCAGCTTCGAATACGGAAAACGTCAGGGCGTCTACGCTGGCCTTGACCGCGCCGTCCAGTTGATTGAGCGGATCTATCGAGACCTTGAGAATGACCAACGAGATCTTTAACCCCAGCATACGGAGAAGCGAATGCTACTTGAAACCCCCATGTCCTTCAGCTATGCCTCATTGGACGAGGCCTTCCCAGCAGTCGATTGCGGCCATGAACCCCTGGGTTCCCGCGTGATTGTTCAAGTCCGCAAAGCCAAGAATCAAACGGCAGGCGGCATCTTTATCCCGGAAGAAGCGCGAAAGACGGAAGCCAGCAATACCCAGATCGCCAAAGTCGTGGCCATCGGTTCATTGGCTTACAAGAATCGGAACACCATGGAACCCTGGCCAGAAGGCTCCTGGTGCGAAGTTGGTGCCTACGTCCGTGCACCTAAATACGGCGGTGATCGTTGGACCGTGAGGTCTGGCGATGAGGAGGTCGAATTTGTGATGTTCAATGACTTAGACATTCTTGCCAAGGTCACTGGAGATCCCACTGCGATCCGTGCGTTTATCTAACTGCTGAAAGGAGCAGGCAATGGC